AAAGCGATTGACGCTGTGGGCTACGTGACGCGCCCACATGCGCAATCGCTCCATGCCTACGTCATGCGCTGCATCACCCTGCGCGCAAACGCTGTCGCGTCGCTATCCTTCCTGCGCGGTGAAGAGCAAGCGCCGTTCCCGTCGCGCTTGTACTATCTCTGTGAAGCATCGCTTTGTGTGTCTGGCGCGTTCTGGATTGAACGCGCCAGTATGCGCGTGCTCAACCCGACCGCGATGCGCGTGGAAGGAGACGCTGCGAGAGGAATCACCGCTCACGTCTGGCAGAGCGGCCAGTTCACGCGCCGCTACCAGCCTGACCAGGTGATCTATGCGCACACTTGGTCTCCGACGAGCGACATCGGGCCGGGACTCGCGCCGCTGAAGGTCGCCGAGACCAGTGCGTCTACTGCGCTGGCCGCCGAGCAGTTCACGCGCGCCTTTTTTGAACAGGGCGCGCTGCCGCCACTCATCATCACGCCGGAGGACGGCGCGCTGACTGACGCAGACGCAGAAGCACTGCGCACGACCTGGCAGCGCCTCACGTCGGGCGTCCGCAACGCATGGCGCGCGCTGGTGCTTCGGCGCAGCATGCAAATTAAGCCTCTAGACATACCAGCGCTGGACAAACTCGCCATGGAGAAGGTTGACGACATGGCGCTCCGGCGCATCAGCGCGGCATTTGGTGTGCCCGTGACTATGTTGACCGACGCCGCGAACTACGCTACCGCCGCTGAGCATCGAATCTCGTTCTGGCGCGACACGGTGTTGCCGGATGCAGAACTCATCGCAGAAGCCCTGGGCTTGGCGGTCAACTATGACGACATTGAGGCACTGGCCGAGGACGTAGGCGCGCAGCGCAAGAGCGTGATTGACCTGTACCAAGCTGGCTTAGTGACGCGCGAAGAAGCGCGCCAGATGCTGGGGTTCGAGACAGAGCAGCCGGTTGACGCTGCGACGCAATCTGCGCTGCGCGAACTTGACCAGTGGAGACGCAAGAGCGAGGCGCGCAAGACGTTACTTGCCGACTTCTCCCCGCGCGATCTGCCGGATTCGTGGGTTCGCGCGGTTAAGTCACTTGCCGACCTTGGCCGTTCGCCGTTTGCCTTCGCGCGCTTTGTCGAAGCGAAGGCGCGTCGCGTTGATCCGCCACTCGACCGCGAACGCGAGCAACTGGCTGCGCAGATGCTGCAAGTCCTTGATGACTCAATCTCGCTTGACGATTTGAGCTACGATGAGCAAGGTTTCGAGAAGCAAGCGCGCGCCTATGCTGAGTCCTTGTTGCTCGCTGTTGCCATCGATCAAGCCACCGCTGCAATGCTGTCGTCTGCTGCTTTTGCCGACGTGGAGAAGGCGTACGACTTCGCAAGCCAGTGGGCCAAAGACTACAGCTACGAGCTTGTTCGCGGAATCAACGAGACCACGCGGAAGCGACTGCAAGAGCTATTCACGCGCTCTCGCGCCGAGGGCTGGACGCGCAATATGCTTGTTGACCGAATTGCGCGCGTGTTCGGCCCGCAGCGCGCGGAGATGATCGCCACAACTGAGGTCACGCGCGCTTACTCGCAGGGAACGGAAATCGCGCGGCAAATACTTGACGAGTCCGGCCTATCGCTCGTCCACGTGTGGAGAACCGCCGCTGACGAGCGCGTATGCCCGATCTGCGCACCGCGTGATGGGCGCGAGCAAGGCGATGGCTGGGACGAGCTGCCGCCTGCTCATGTCAGATGCCGATGCTGGACGACGCTTGAGCAACCGAGGAGACGCCGCAGATGAGTAACACCATTGTTCGCTTAAAGCTGCCGCGCGTGTTTCGCGGCCAACTTGACCTTACGCCAGCGTTGCTGTTCCTGGGCTACCAGCTGCGCGACGCTGTGAATGTATATCCGCCGCGCAAGCCAGGGATGCGCATTCGATGGAAGAGCGAGCGCCAGCGCAGATACGTGCTGGCCAACGTCAGGCTGCCCTACCGCAGAACCGGTTGGCTTGCAAAGCAATGGTTCGTCACGCCGACCAGCAGTGCACAAGTGGTTGTTAGGAACAAAGCGCGCTATGCCGCGTTCGTGACTGGGAAAGCGCAACAGCCGTTCCACCGAGATCGCGGCTGGAAGCGCGCGGACGAAGAAGCAAGTAAACTGGTTTACAATCGCACCGTGATGCGCGAGTTCTCGCGCATCATCGAGCGGGAGCTGAAGAAATGAGATTCACGCTTGACACAGACCTTCCTGTGATTGAGCGCGGCGAGTGGGACGGAGACGCCGCGCGCGAGCGCATCCTGTCGTGGGCCGGATACGAGACAGAGGCAGAAGAGGATATGCGCAGCGAAGCGCTTGAGCGCGCCGCGCGCTTGTTTTTGTTCAGGCGCGAAGAGTCTGCGACGAAAGATGATTTGGTCGCCCCTTGTGGCGACATCGTGGATGGTAACCCGCGCCTTATCACGTCCGGTATGCGGTTCGCGCTGGCCGCCGTGAATGGCGCGCGTGGTGGGATTGACGCGCCGGAAGAGCTGCTCGCCCGGGCGCGTCGCGCGCTCGAAGAGCTGCTGGGCCGGCAGGAACAAGAGACGGAGATGCGCTCGTTTGCCGTGAAGGTGTATGAGCGCGAGGGCAAGCTCTACGCTGAAGGCTACGCGGTCGTGTTCGGCGGGCGCGACTTGCACGGCGAGCATTTCACACGCAAGACTGACTTCGGGTCGGAGCTACTCGGATTGAGCAATCCGCCGCTTCTCTACGAGCACGGCATTCACCCCGACATCGGCCTTAAGGTGATTGGGCGCGTAGAGCAGATGGATACCGATGATGTTGGCTTGCTCGTCAAGGCAGAGCTTGACCGGCACAGCCGATATATCGAGCTTGTGCGCCAGCTGGCTGAGCAAGGCGCGCTCGGCATGAGCACTGGCGCGCCCGGCCACCTTGTCTCGCGCAAGAGCAGCGGAGAGATCGAGCGCTGGCCAATCGTTGAGGTATCGCTGACTCCGACGCCCGCTGAGCCTCGCACGCTCGGCGTTGAGATCGTGGAAGCTATTCGCTCAATCGCGCTTCCAGAGGCTAAGCCGTCGGCGGTTGTCACCGCCGAGGAAGGCAAGGCGGATGCACGAAAGAGCGTAGCGGAGGAGATTCACATGTACGTAACTGAGACTAAGACTGCAACCTTGCGCGACTTCATGAGCGCCGTAGCGCGCAAGGACTACGATGCAATTAAGGCGCTAGGCACGGGTTCTGGCCCGTCGGGGGGCTACCTTGTGCCAGAGACGTTGCTTCCCGATTTGCTAACCGCTGTGAGCGAGCAGTCCATCGTTCTACCGCGCGCGTTCGTGACCGATGCGCCCGGAACTGTTCGCCAGCCGGTCATTGACCTGGGCAAGGGTGCTTCGGGTGTTTTCGCCTGGTACGGTGGCGTCAAGTTCACGTGGGCGAACGAGAACAGCGCGATTGCCGAGACCGAGCCAGCCTTCAAGCAATACACCTTGCGCGCGCTGACGATGGCCGGCATCGTGCGCGTGAGCAATCGCATGTTGGCCAGCACCACGTTTGACGCGCAGATCAGGCGCATCTTGGCTGAAAGCGCTTCGGACTACCTGGATTACTACTTCATTCGTGGTAACGGCGCAGGTGAGCCGCTCGGCGTGCTGAATGCGCAGGCGCTGGTGAGCGTGGCCCGCGACACGGCCAACCAGTTCAAGCCGGTTGACGCAGCGCGAATGCTGGAGCGGCTGATGCCGGGTTCGCTCGGTCGCGCTGTGTGGTTGATCCATCCGACCGTGCTGCCGCAGCTCGTCCAGTTCTCCATCGGCAATACCCCGGTTTGGCAGCCCAACTGGCAGGAAGGCATTGCGGGAACACTGATGGGCATCCCGGTTGTCTTGACGGAGAAGGTCAATCCGCTCGGCACTGCTGGCGATGTGCTGCTGGCCGACTTCTCGATGTACGCCGTCCAATTGGTGCGCGACATTGAGGTTGCCGCAAGTGCGGATGCCTACTTCGAGTTCGACCAGACAGCGTATCGCTTGACGGTGTACGCCGACGGCACGCCGCGCGTAGTGGACAAGGCAAAGTACATCGGGACGAACGTGGAAGTGAGTCCGTTTGTGAGACTACAGTAGGAGGTTGACATGAAGCCGACTGACTTTCTGAACATCGCCGGTCGCCTGCCAGCGCAGGCGATCACCGGCGCGACGAACACGACCAGCGTTGACATGCAGTTGCTACGTGGCGTCGCCGCCGTGTGTATCGTAGGCACAGCGTCCACGCCGCCGTCGTTCAAGATTCAGTCCAGCGCCGACAACTCGACATTCGCCGACCTGACCGGCAAGTCCGTCTCCAGCATCCCTGCGAACAGCGAGGCCGTTATCAACATCCGCGACGAGGAATTGCCGGATGGTCACCGCTGGATTCGCGCGGTGGTGAACGGGAATGCCACGGTTGCCGTCGTGTTTATCGGCACTTCAGCGCGCGACAACCCGCCTGCGAAGTTGACTACTACGACCATCGTTAGCTAATGTCGTACGCAACGCTCGCTCAGGTCAAGCAGTATCTGGGCATCACTGCGACGAGCGAAGATGCGCTGCTGACGCGGCTGAGAGACGCCGCGTCAGCAGCCATTGACCGCTACACCGGCAGGCGATTCACTGCGTCAACCGCGACGAAGAAGATTCGCCGGGAACACATCGTCCGGGACGTGTTCTTTCTTCCGGACGACTTGCGTGCGCTGACGCAGGTCGTGACCGACGAAGGCGACACCCTGTTGCCATCAGACTTCGTGCCGTTTGACCCGCCGACCAGGTTGCTGCGCATCAAATCCGACGCACCATCTTGGAGCATTGAATACACCGCAGACGTCACGGGCCAATGGGGATTTACCGCAGCCCCACCAGATGACATCGTGCAAATCTGCATTCGATTGGCG